AAGTGAAAAGATAAAAAAACGTGTAGAACGTGCTCTGGTTTGGGATGATGATGATGATATCATGAACGACCCCGATGTATGTAAAATGGTCGAGAATGGAGAGCATATCTGTCACATGTTTGACGCACCTTGCCAAGCTTGTGAAGATGATGAGGAGGACGAGGAGGAGGAGGAATACAACGACGAAGTCAGGGTCATGACTGAAGAAGAAGTTCAAAATGATCCTGAAATGACTGCTCAAGTGAATAAAGTTGACGAGTTACGTGCCCATTTTTGTTAATCCTCACCAAGTAGGTCAATCTCTCTTTCATACGTTTGAGACATGAGTATAGTTTTTAGATCTCTTGTAAATGTTACATATTTTCTTGGTATATCTCCCCATAATCGTTCATTTGAAACAAATAACTCAACCATTCCATCCCTTAAGAGGGGTTCGAGGAGTGTCCAATTTGGTTCCTGATATTTAATCTTTGTACACCCTCTAGCAAACCTTCTAGCATAAATGTACCACGCCGCGATACTTTTGTATATATACGTGGGTCGCTTCCCTTGTTCAAGGCAATTTCGTAAAGATGGAACGATGAAGGTGTGAAACTTTGTGAACCCATCCATACAGATCCTATCCAGAACGTCAAGGTTAGTCGCATTCGAGAAGCGTTCTTGAACCTTTTCGATATATTCATACACATCAAAGGGTAGATCAATATCAAGGGATGGAATAATTTCTTCTGACTGAAGTTGTTTGAAATGTTCTCGATGTGACGGGTCACTCATGACTTGATCAAATGTTTTGTAACCTGAAAGTGCACCTATATACGCGAGGGAAGTATGTCCCCCATTGAGAATACGAATCTTTGTCTCTTCGTATGGTTCAATATTCTTCGTGATGACAACACCAACTTGTGTCAAGTCGGGAAATTCGGAAGCGAAATTATCTTCAATGACCCATTGTGTATATTCCTCTGTCTGTACAGCACTATGACCAAACCCTGGATAAATCTTTTCAACTTCTTGTCGAAGTGTATCTGTCGTTCGAGGTGTGATACGGTCAACCATACACGATGGAAACTTCACATTTTTTTTAATCCAACCCGCGAGTTCGTGTTGATTTGTCCGGTAGAGATACGCTAAGAATTGTGTTTCGAGAACGATTCCATTTTGTCGAATGTTGTCACAACATAGGATAGTGATAGGGTTTTTACGGTTTCTGAGACCACACGCCAAGTACTCAAATAGGGGTGATCCTGGTGCATACCCACTTTCCGTGACAGTTATGGTGATGAGATGAACACTCGGTAATGTGAGTAAATGTTTAGCGATTGTTCTATTCTTGGTCCAGTCGATATAATCGAGGTGTGACCTGACAAACTTATACTCCGTCGGCGTCTTAAGTATATATTTATCAATTTCACGGAATCCTTCATTCACAAGGTTGACAGCTACGATCCCCCAACGAAGATCTCCAGTCTTTTCCATATATTCATCAATGTACTTGGCCTGGTGCGCTCTATGAAAGTTTCCATAACCTATATGGACAATACCTGTATGACATTCAGACTTGTTATACATAATTATACAAAAGACATAAATCCATCCATAAATTGCATAGTTCGATACCCTGTGTAATACAAATGCATTTTCCATACACCATTTCTAGGTTTATTAGGTATTGACTCATTGATAGCAACTCTAATAAACGTCTTGTTAGAATTTGTGTTTTCAAAATCAAAATAGCCCGAAGGACCTGGGTCTTTTGGATTTAATGCAAAAGTGTAAGTGTATATATGTTGCTGTTTTGGCAGTGGTAGATTATTTTTCGAACATGTGTAAAATCTAAAATATTTGGGACCACTCTCTAAGGTTTTTATCACTTGTTCACCGTTGATATACATTTCAATATCTGTAACGTTATCATATTCCGAATATACATCATCCACTAATTGTCCCACGGGTAATGCCGATGAAAAATTAAACCTATTGTTGTAATTGGCAACTGGCGCCAGATTCGTTCCGGTACTTATAGAGTTTATTTCATCACCAAAACTTGTGTCTAATGGGTTGTCTTCTTTTTCGAAATCACTATTTCTTATAAACCAATGTAATGATTTTACTGGAATTTTAGGAACTAAATTAGCGACAATTTCAGATGTACCCGGTTTATTTTCATACACTGGATGTTTGTTCGTGAATTCCGTTGTTATCACTTGTGTTTCTTTTACAAAGTATAGACGTTCGATTTCTGTCAGTCTAATTTCGTCTGTTACAACATTGAAATAGTCAAGTTTTATATCACCATTGGTTGGTGTGAAGAATGTTTTTTTATGGAATTCAAAATCAAACTCTATTTTCTGTTTGTGAATTGCACATAAAGGGAAATATGGCTTTTCCGAAATACCCGCTTCAAAACGTCTACCGAAAAAAAAGTGTAATGGTATTGTTATTGGGACAGTTTGTTTATGTATTTCTTGAAATGCAAAATTAGTAGACCACAATCGATGAGACCATCCTCGATTGATATTTATCTCAGACATTTGTTCTTCATCTGCGTCTTGATATATATTATGGTAAATTATATTTGAATCTGAATCAATTTTTTCTACCATGATTTCATCAACATACATCGTGACACTCTTGATGAGATGGTAGCCTATCATCGGTGCATATCTATCTAATATACCTGGGGGGTTGTTAGGGAAGGCTGATAAAGGTATAGTTATGGCCATGTTTGAGAGTAGATCACCCATCGTTTTGGGATCATATTGAACCTTTACAGTTTTACCCCAAGGCCAATTTGCTTCATCATTCACATTTTGTATGGTCTTCACCCGTTGTTTCATGTAAAAGGGGGTATGTGGTTCATGTGAATTCTTAAAATTCGATTTTTCTAAATCTTTGGAAAGTAGGTGTGTGTCCTGCTTTCCAATAGCTTTCAGTGAAATCTCAGCAGCTTCGCTACCCATACTATATAGACACAAATTAGCTTTAAACTATATCAATCATAATCATTCATGTCTTCCCCAGTGAATTGGAAAGCAGTCCCACTATCAATGTCCCATGCTGACATGTTCAAACCGGTACCACCCGCGTAGCTCGAAACAGCCCCCACCGTTGTTTTAAATACTCCAATTGGGATAACACCCCCGACTGTATCGAATAAAGCATAAGTTGGGCCAACATGTGTCGAGGAACCAGTATCCTGAAAAGTATTATATGTTCGCGATAGCTGGGTACCTCCGAATAGAATAGAGTCAGATCCATCTTGTATATCACTCTGTGTTTGAGTAGTTCCTGAAAATGCGTAAGCTCTTACGCGTACAGAGTATGCATGTAGGGTAGTATGTCTCCATGTACTTGCACCAATTTGTACTGTATTTGTCGCCCTAACCATCTTTCCAGTCATAGAGATGACAATTTTCTGGTCATCAAAAGACGAAGGTACGTTTATGTAAGAACCAGTAGCCAGTTGTGAAACACCGTTATTAAACCTAAAAGCTAACCGACTTTGGTTACTACCCGGAGATTCTGCATAACACAAGAGATATCCAACATGCCCTATGAGTCCTCTCGAGTAGCTAGATCCATTTTGAGCTCTATGTGTAAATGTTGTGCGGACCACCATTGTTCCAATATTCCGAGGACCAGAATAATTTGTTGTAACTCCATTTGAAGCGTTAATCGATGAAGCTGCTATCGATTTTCGTAAAAATCCGGGAACTCTATATATAATTCTGGATGCAATATTACGGTTATTACATGTAGGTCTGTATTGACGGGTAACTTGTGTCACTGTAGCGGTACTACCATCTGGTTTTGTGAATACAAAACTGGAATTAGTTGAGTCAACGAACCTAACATTAGCCGTATTTTGATACCCCGAAGTATCAATTACAGGTTCAAACAAACTATATGCCTCATCGTTTGTATTCGTTGGTGTAAACGTGATAGCCTGAACGGAAACAGTTCGTGAACGGATTAATGATGATGTAGAACCCAGTATAATATTTGAGTTAATTGAAGTCCATGAAGCTGTATATGAACCAATGGTGTTTGTATTAACGTTAGTCGAAAAGGTTGGCGTTTCTGAAATATCAGTGTTGAGATTTTCGAATCCAGGGTCGGTATATGTAGCACATTCTAGTATAGTTTGGGTACCTCCAATTAATGTGAAAGAAGGTACTGTAGGATTTGCATAGACTTGTACAGGTCTTATAGCCGTACCTGTATTCTGAGCTGTATCAGTGGCTGAATACACGATATTATAAGTACCTACTGCATTACGGTTAAGGGGGTCATTTATCGAGAATGATACACTCGAGTCATAATTGTCGGTGACAATAACGGGTGGACTTGGTATTCCTAAAGACCCCGTGTAACCCGCTCTGATTTTAATATATGAAGGACCCTGTATCGTTAAAACTGGTGCAACAGCATCTCTTGTGACTGTGACGGTCCGTGTAGCGGTTCCCACATTCCCACCCACGTCTGTAGCTGAATATGTAACTACATACACACC